TCCAAACCCAGGTCCGTGTGACCTTTGAATTTATCGAGGAACTCTGACCATGGCGATCATTCGTGGAGAACAAGGCTCAGTTGAGTTTGAGACTGGCGGCGGCACTCTTGCCACTGTCGTCGGTACACGTAGCTGGAGCCTGAGCATCACCAAGGAAACCCTGGACGTCACCGATCACGGCGATACGTTCAGGAATTTTGTCGGTGGCCTTGTCTCTGGCTCTGGAACGGTTGAAATCGTCTACGACCCTGACGCAACCAACCAGCCTGAAATCATCGAAGACGTTATCAAGACAGCGGATGCTGTAGATGCCACCTTCGAGCTTTTCACGACTGGCAACACAAACGGCACTGATTCAGTGTCTTTTGCAGGCATCATTACTGACATGGAGATCACCTCAACTGTCGGTGAACTTGTTGTCGCTAGCTGCAACTTCATCACTTCCGGCACTATCACTTCCAACCTTGAGTGATGAGGCTATAGTTTAAGCGGCAAAAGTGTTGCTTAAATGCCTGCATCAAATCGAACCGTTGATCTGCTGGTTGGGGCGTTTGACCTCAACCAGCGCCGCAAGTTTGAGCTGAAGAACGGCGACGGCAAAAAGATTGTCGATCTGTACTTCAAGCCCATCACCCGCGCAGACCGCAAAAAAGCCGCTGCCCTCGCTGGCAGTGAAGAGGCGCTGGACATCAGCACGCAGATGTTGTGTCAAATGGCTGAGCTTGAAGATGGCACAAAGGCTTTTGCTGCTGCAGACGCGAACAAGCTCCACCGGCAACTGCCCGAGTCTGTGCTGAATGACATTGAGTTGTTCTTGTTTGGCATCGCGGATGACGCTGGCGAAATCGACGATGCAAAAAACGACTGAAGCAGGACAAGTGGACTTACTTTGAGTTTTTCTTGGCCTGCGAGCTAGGTATGACAGTGAGTCGGCTTCGCACGGAACTGACCGATGCGGAGCTGGTTCATTTCGCAGCGTTTTACTCGTTAAAGAACGAAGAGCAAGAAAGAGAGATGGAGCGCACTAAGCACAGACGGCGGTAACATTGATTTATCGCCGGGTGGCTTGTGGCTGAATCTGTCCTCAGGTTTAGGGTTGAAACCAAAGACGCGAACCGTGATATTTCGCGTCTGACCAAAAAGGTCAAGGGCCTTGAGGTTGCGGTCAAAAATGCGGGTGGTTCGACACGGGCAGCGGGTACTGGATTTAAGGCGTTTGGTAGCGGTGCCAAAGCAGCCGCTGTTGGCGCACGCGGTTTAGGTGCAGCATTAGGGGCTGCTCTCGGCCCAATCACTGCCGTCGTCGCTGCGGCTGCAAGTCTCGGAAAAGTATTCAGCGTTCTTGCGGGACAAGATTTTGCTGAGGCAAAGGTTCGATCTCTTGGTGTCGATAGCGAAAAACTGACTACGCAACTTGCTGGGGTAAGCCGTGAGCTGGCAGGTCAGGCCAGCGTCACTGAGCTAACCGCTGCGGCTTATGACGTGGCCTCTGCTGGCTTCACTAATGCCGCAGATGCGGCCAACATTCTTAAGGCGGCAGCCCAGGGTGCAACGGGCGGATTTAGTGACATCAACACGGTTGGAGACGCCACAACCTCTGTCCTGAACGCTTACGGCTTAGAGGCGGATAAGGCGGCCAAGCTGGTTGATGGATTCATCCAGACGCAGAACGACGGCAAGATTGTCATTGGTGAATACGCTGCAAACATCGCTAAGGTCGCCCCTATCGCGTCCGCGCTGGGTGTGCCGCTTGAAGAGATAAACGCTGCAGTGGCGCAAATCACCGGAGGGGGCGAAAAAGCAGAAGTTACATTTACGTCCCTTAAGAATGCGTTTGCTCAAATTGCTGGGGGCAAAGTAGGCAAAGAGTTTGAAAAATTTGGGGTTACGATTAACGCAGCTACATTAAAAAGTGATGGCCTGGCGGGCACGCTAGAAAAGATTAAAGCAACAGGGGCCGACACCGGCACCATTATCAAGGCTTTTGGAATTGAAGGTGGGCAAGCAATAATTTCATTGCTTGGCAATACAGAAAAATACAATCAACTGCTTGAAAACCAAAGGAACTCTCAAGGGGCTGCGGCAAAAGCTGCTTTTACAGCGTCGGACACGATTAACGGTGCCTTAAAGAGACTGCAAACTGCATTCGAAAATATCTTTGCTGATGGCTCAGAGCTTGGCTTGTTAATTAAGAGCGTGTTCCAGGTGGCGGCGGTCACTGTTGAGGTGTTTGGGGCTGCCCTGAAGCTAGTGTTAGCTCCGATTCGTGGGCTTATTAAAGGCGTTCAAACATTTTTCAAAGAGTTAGCCCCATTTGGGGAAAACATAAATCTTGCCTATGAGCTAGAGAAAGGATTCCAAGCCGTTATGGGTGGCGTAGATTTTGCCACCAAGGCCATCACAGGATTTTTTGCTGTTGTTGGCGAAGGGTTTGTTACGACTTTGGGCAATGTTTTCAACTTTGCCAATTCCATCAGGGAAGGCATTGTTGGCATTTTTGACGACCTTGCTCAAACAATACGCAATACAATGGCAAGTCTTTACGACAATTTACCTAGGCCAATTAAATTTATTATTGACCAAGCGGGTAGAGGCTTTAACGCGGTCACGAACTTTTTAGGAGAGGCGGTCTCAAATGTCACTGGCGCTGCACAAGGCATAGCTCAAGGCGTAGCTGAAGGCGTTACAACCTTGGCTGTCAAAGGTGGTTTTGATCCGGGGACTTCATCACAGAGCACACAAGCGCTTTCGGCCGCAGCAACGGCTACAAACAATATTCTGCAGACAGGGGGCGCTTTACCAAAACCACAAACTACTACTACTGCTAAGCCTAAGAAGACAGAACTTGAAAAGCAGCAGGAGGCAGCAGCAAAGCTAGTTCAAAGTCTTACAAGAAAAAATGACCTTGATTCTCAAGCAACAGACGAGGCTCGCAAATTGTTAGAGCTTAAGTTTGCTGAACAAGACATTGAACAAAAGTTTGCACTGCTGAAGCCACAAGAAATCGAAAATTTGAAAAAACTTTTGAGAGAAAATCATGAAATTACAGAAGAAAAGCGTAAGCAGAAAGAATTAGATGAGGCCGCTAAGCAAGCATCAGATGAGCTGGCTGATAAATACAAGCAATTAGGCGATGCAATTAAAACTAACGTGACAGATGCGATTATCGGAGCAATAGACGGCACTAAATCGCTTGGTGAAGCTGCCTTGGATATTGTTAAACAACTGTCACGACAGTTCCTGCAAATGGGCATCAACCAAGCGTTTGGGGCGCTTGGTCAAACTGGCGGCATCTTTGGGATGTTGTTTGGCGGTGGCAGAGCAAACGGCGGCACCGTTCAGGGTGGCCGCTCTTACATGGTTGGGGAGCGTGGCCCTGAATTGTTCACACCTGGCCGGACTGGCAGTATTGCCCCAAACTCAGCTATAGCCGGTGGGGCTAACGTTACTGTGAATGTTGACGCTTCTGGTTCGTCTGTTGAAGGTGATGCTGATCAGGCTTCACAGCTTGGCAAGGCAATCGGTGTTGCTGTTCAGCAAGAGCTAATCAAGCAAAAACGTCCTGGCGGTCTTCTCGCAAGCTAATGGCTACTTTCCCGTCGATAACGCCCACCTACGGCATTCAGAAAAACAGCGCACCGATTGTACGAAAAGTGCAATTCGGTGATGGGTATGAGGCCAGGCTGACGTATGGCCTAAATCAAAACCCTAAGGTTTTTAGCTTGACGTTTCAGGTGTCAGAAACTGATGCTGACACAATCGAAACGTTCTTAGATGCACGGGCGGCTGACAACGCTAACTTCGATTTCACACCGCCTGGCGAAGGCAGCGCCTCTAAGTTTGTTTGTGAGGAGTGGAGTAAGTCGATTCCGTACTTGAACCGCGCCACAATTCAGGCAACATTCCGTCAAGTGTTTGAACCGTAATGGCAGTTACAGCTTGGGCCGCTAGCACTTCATTTTCTGTTGGCGACATTCGGCGTCCCACAACAGTGCAAGCATCGGGCTTATTTTTCCGGTGTAAGGACGCTGGCACATCAGGTTCTTCTGAACCTAGCTGGCCAACAGATATTGGCAGCACGATCACCGACAACACTTGTGAGTGGGTCGCTATTGCTTCTGCGTATGAGGAGCTGGCGAAGCTAAACCCAAGCGCAATCATTGAGCTGTTTGAAGTGCATTTGGACAACACGCTTCATGGCAGCACGGATGTCTACCGTTTTCATGCCGGTGCAAACGCAGCAATAACCGGAAACGTTGTTTTCAACGGCAACACTTACACCCGCATTCCAGTCGTGGCAGAAGGCTTTGAGTTCACAAGCACCGGGACATTGCCACGTCCGACGCTATCGATCAGCAACCTTGACGGCACAATGACCACCTTGCTGCTGCTGGTCAACGCCACAACTGCTGGCAACGATCTAGGCGGCGCGGAGGTTCGCCGGATCCGAACGCTGAAAAAGTTTCTAGACGGTGAGTCAACTGCGGACCCAAACGCCAAGTTTCCCGATGAGCGTTGGTACATAGACCGAAAAGCTAACGAGTCGCGGGACAGCGTGACCTTTGAGCTAGCCAGTAAATTTGATCTTGCAGGCCAAAAGCTGCCGAAGCGTCAGGTTATAGCCAACGTTTGCCAGTGGGTGTATCGCAGCACTGAGTGCAGCTATACAGGCACTGATTATTACGACGTGAATAACAACGAGGTCACCACTGCGGCGGCTGATGTTTGCGGCAAACGAATTGAAAGTTGCAAGCGGCGATTCGGCGACACTGCTCAGTTGCCGTTTGGATCTTTCCCTGGAGCTGGCCTAAGCAAATGATGAAGCTGACTGACACGATCAAGGCAGAGATCCTTCAGCAGGCTAAGGACGAGTTCCCCCGTGAAAGCTGTGGGCTGATTGCTGTTGTCAAGGGGCGTCGGCGTTATTTCCCGTGCCGGAACATTGCGCAAACGCCTGACGAGCATTTCGTTCTTGATGGCTGGAATGAGGTGGAGGACAGGGGCGAGGTGGTCGCTGTTGTGCATAGCCATCCCAAAACAAACCCCGCTCCGTCTCCGGCTGATCGAGTCGCGTGCGAAAAGTCCGGCTTGCCGTGGTTCATCGTCAACCCAAACACCGAGGGTTGGGGCCACTGCGAGCCAGAAGGCTTTGAGTTGCCCTATGTGGGCCGTGAGTTTGTGTTCGGCGTTGTGGACTGCTACAGCCTTTGCCGCGACTGGTACGCAAGGGAATGGGGCTTGCAGCTAAAGGACTATGACCGGCAGGACTTGTTTTGGGAGCGAGGTGAAAACCTGTACCTAGACAATTTCGCTTCTGAAGGGTTTCGCAAGATCCCCGTTGAAGAGTTGCAGCCTGGGGATGCCTTGTTGATGCAGTTGGCCTCACCACTGCCGAATCATGCTGCAATCTATTTAGGCGACTCGCAGATCTTGCATCATGTACAGGGGCGGCTGTCTAGCAGGGATGTTTACACCATGGGCAGCAGTTACTATGGCAAGAACACAGCCTGCGCCTTGAGGCATGAAAGTCGTTAAGGTCTATGGCGCACTTCGAGAGCGACTGGGTCAATGCCGGTTTGAGTTCGAGGCAGCCACACCGGCCCAAGCGTTAAAAGCGTTATATGTTAATTATCCTGGCCTTGAAAAATGGCTGATTGATAGCGAAAAAGACGGTATTGGATATCGAGTAACTATCGGCAAAGAACGTGTTGCTGAAGATTTGACACCTTTGGTTTTGCCTTTTAGTGAGCGCGAGGTTTTTAGCATCACCCCTGTGGTTGCCGGTGCAGGTCGCGGCGCTGGCCAAATAATCGCCGGTGTTGCGTTGATTGCAGTCGCAATCGCAGCACCTGGGGCGGGCTTTGCTCTTTCAGCCGGAGGCTTTACTGCAACAGGTACGGCGGCAACTTTAGTAGCTTCGCCAGGGTTTTTGCTTGCCAGTGGTCTTGCGGCTGCTGCAGGCAATATCGGAATAGCACTGGTGCTTTCAGGCGTTGCGCAGTCGCTTTCACCACAGCCTGATTTTTCTTCTCTTGAGTCGGGACCAGAGGCTGCCCAGCTTGAATCTTTTACCTTTTCAAACGTGGTCAATACGTCAAGGCAAGGGCTGCCGGTTCCAATAGCCTATGGGCGGGTTTTCGTCGGCTCGGCTGTGCTGTCGAGCGGCCTTGACGTTGATCAACAGAGAACATGACCCAAGCAAAATACGTTTCTGGTGCTGGCGGCGGGGGCGGTGGTTGCTTCACTGGCGACACGCTCGTGTCTACCCCTAGCGGTGCGCAGCGGATTGATCAAATCAAGGTTGGCGACGACGTTTGCAGCTTTGACGACAAGGGCACCGTTCACGCTTCCAAGGTGCTCAAAGTTCACGAGCACGAAAACGAGAATGTGGTTAGGTACACCCTATGGGGCGGCAAGTTTTTAGACGCTACGCCTAACCATTGGGTTTTGAATCAATTCAATGCGTTTGTAGGCATTGGAACGCTGTGTGCGGACGATTGCGTTGTTGATGAGTTCGGGCACCTGCGCCCAATCGTTGAGCGGGCTGATCTTGGAGCGCATACGGTTTACAACTTAACCGTAGAAGGCAGACACACTTTTATAGCTAATGGTGTTCGTGTTCATAATGCTGGATTAGGCGCACAAATCGCAGGTGCCGGTGGTGGTAGCGGTAGCAAAGGAGGAGGTGGCGGGGGTCAACACACACCTACAGAGGACGATGACACGCTTGCATCTCGTCAGTTCGCAAGTGTTCTTGACTTAATCAGTGAAGGTGAAATCGAAGGGCTTGAGAAAGGGAATGAAAGCATTTTCCTTGATGACACGCCTGTTCAAAATCCTGATGGCTCAAACAATTTTAAGCGTTTTACAATCGCTACACGCAACGGCACACAAGATCAGCTACATATATCAAGCGATTTTTCAGCAACGGAGTCCGAAGAACAAGTAAGTGCTGAGGTTAAAAACGGCGCAGCTATCACACGTTCAATCACGGACTCTAATGTGGATCGGGTCCGTGTCACTTTAACTGTACCGGCGCTGCGGATCGTTAAAGATAACGGCGATATTGTTGGTCACCAAGTCAGCGTTAGGATTCAAGTTCAGTACAACGGCGGTGGATATAACACCGTTGTTAACGACACAATTAAAGGTAAAAGCAGTTCAAAGTATCAGCGCGATTATATGCTCACGCTTAGTGGCGCTTTTCCTGTTGATATTCGTGTAGAGCGTGTAAGTGCCGATGAAACCAGTACGCGCAAATCTAGCTCAACGATATGGACAAGTTATACCGAGATTATTGATACCAAGTTTCGCTACCCCAACTCTGCATTGGTTGGCCTGCGGTTTGATTCCCGTGAGTTTGGCAGTGTTCCGTCTCGTAAGTATTTGATTCGTGGGATCAAAGTCAAAATCCCAAGCAATGCGACCGTAGACACAACAACGCATTTAGGGCGCTTGACTTATTCCGGGATTTGGAACGGTTCATTTTCTGCTGCAACTTGGTGTAACGATCCAGCGTGGTGCTTATATGACTTGCTGATTAACGATAGGTATGGAGCTGGCATCCCAGAAGACACGCTCGACCGCTATGACTTTATGGCAATTAGCCAATACTGCAATGAACTTGTCAGTGACGGCAAAGGCGGTCAAGAGCCACGATTTAGCCTAAACATTTACATCAACAGCCGTGATGAGGTTTACAACGTAATCCAGCAACTGACTGCTGTTTTTCGTGGCATAGCGTATTACGGCTCAGGATCTTTAGTGCTGCTGCAGGATAAACCTGGCGATGCTCAGTACCTACTTGGCCCTTCTAATGTTGCTGGTGGGACATTTTCGTATTCAGGGTCTGCGCAAAAAACTCGTCATACTGTTGCAGTGGTGGGCTGGCAGTCTTACGACACCCGAGGAGATATTGAACATGAATATGTAGAAGATCATGATGCGGTTGCTAAGCACGGGATTATTAAAAAAGACATAAAGGCCATCGGCACTTACAGCCAAGGTCAAGCGCATCGACTTGGTAAATGGACGCTTTTGTCAGAGCAAAATCTGACCGAGACTTGTCAATTTAGCGTTGCGATTGAAAGCGGGATTATTCTTCGACCTGGGATGGTTGTTGACATTGCTGATCCGATGCGTGCTGGCACGCGAAGAAGCGGACGAATCAACTCAGCAACATCGACAGTAATTACGATTGATAGCAGCACAAATTTATCGGTTGATCTAAATAATGATCCAAAATTGTCGGTACTGATGCCAACGGGCTTAGTAGAGACAAGAACTATTTCTAGTATCTCCGGGGCAGATATAACCGTTAGCAGTGCCTTCAGCGAAGTGCCTAATGCAGCTACTGTTTACATGATCGAAACCTCAGATATTCAGGTTCAAAAGTTTCGTGTTCTCTCAGTTGCAGAATCAGGTGATGGAGTTTATGGCGTAAGCGCTATCGCCTATAACGAATCAATTTATGCCGCAGTCGAACAAGATGTTGCGCTGACCACGCGAGACATTACTAACCTTACCGGCACCCCCGACGCTCCAGAGGACCTGTCTGGCAGCGAGTTTCTATATCAAGAGGGTCAGACTGTTCATACCGGCTTTGATCTGAGCTGGACGCATAATCGTGTAAACGTCAATGATTTTCTTGTTCAGTACAAAATAGATGATGACAACTTCACGACGTTAGACAGCACTAGCCCGTCGCTCACTCTCAGAGCGCTTCGCGCTGGAACGTTATCCGTTGAAGTTCTTGCCCGAAACTACTTAGGCAAGCAAAGCTCACTTACAAAAGCAACGTTTGAGCTTGTAGGCAAAACAGCCCCTCCAGGGGATGTTCAGAACTTGTCTGTTGAAGCAATCAGCGCAAACAGCGCCCGGCTTCGCTGGGATCAGACTGTTGATCTCGACGTTAAAGTAAACGGCCTTGTTCACGTTAAGCACAGTAGCCTCACTGATGGGTCAGCGACATGGCCTAACTCTGTTGATCTGATTACTGCTGTTGCTGGCAACTCAACAGAGGCTATTGTGCCGCTAGTGGCCGGTGAAATACTTGTCAAGTTTGAAGACGATCTAGGCAACAAGAGCGCTAACGCAACCAGCGTCATTGTCCAGCTTCCCGACACTTTAGGACGGCTCGCTGTTCAAACACGCAGAGAAGATCTAGATAGTCCACCGTTCCAAGGTACAAAAACTGACTGTTTCTACAGCACAGATTTAGACGCTCTGATCATCGACGGTGATGAAGATATAGACGATGCAGCCGATTTCGATGATATTGATTCAGTCGACTTTATGGGCGACATTCTGTCTTCAGCGGAATATCAATTTGTCAACACGCTTGATCTTGGCGCACGGTTCTCTTTGGATCTGCAGCGTCGGTTTGTCACGCGAGCGTTTTTCCCTAATGATCTAGTCGATTCTCGCAATGCCGACGTGGACGATTGGGCTGATTTTGATGGTACGGATGCTGATGCAGTTAACGCCAAGCTCTACTTCAGAAGCACAAAC